GCAGCACTTCAACAAGTTAACACTTCAGGCAATGAAGCGTTACTCCGCCAAGGTACTTTGCTTGATTTGCAAGGCATCATGATTAAAGAATCGGCTGGTATTACTACGCACACAAAAGGCGGTGGTACTTCTTACGTTACTTCTGGCTCAACTGCTGTTGGTGTTACTGATATTGCATTGGTGACAGGCACAGGCACAGTATTAGCAGGTGACGTTGTAACATTTGCGGCAGATACTGCAAACAAATATGTTGTTGGAACAGGCGTTACTGCTGCTGGTACTATTTCATTAAATGCTCCAGGCGCACAAAAAGTCATTGCTACAGCAAACGCTTTAACAGTTGGCGACTCTTACACACCAAGTGTTGCGTTTCACAAATCAGCGGTTGAGTTAGGCATGCGCCCACCTGCTATGCCAAACGGTGGCGATTCTGCTGTTGACGTGATGACAGTACAAGACCCAACAAGCGGTTTAGTATTTGAAATTGCAGTTTATAAAGGTTATATGAAAACTATGCTTGAAGTTCGTTGCTTATATGGCGTAAAAGTATGGAAACCAAACCACGTTGCGACGTTGCTAGGTTAATTTTTCTAGGGGGTTCGCGTTCGTTCCTGTTCGCGTTCTCCCGCCTTTATTTATGGCGGACTTATGAAGCATTACGTTTGCAAAATAGCAACAAAACCAACTACAGTCACAGCGGGTACGGTTTATCAGGCGTTTGTTAATACCGATGAAACGTCACTGCGTATAACAAAAATGCACATTCAGCTAGATAGCGCAGACGCGGGCGGCAATGGTAATTCAGTTTATGGGTTTGCTCGCATTAAAGGCACACCAACGAGCGGCACAACGTTAACCGTAACAAAGTACGATAATCAAAACGAGCCTAGCAAAATGCTATGCTTACGCAATCAAGCTGGTTTAGATATGACAGGCGTGACGCAAGAGCCTTATTTTTTGGAACGCTCAGTTATTTCTAAATTTACTGGAAATGCGTCAACTATTGAGTTTGACAATAATGGCGAAGGTTTTATATTGGCAAAAAATGAAGGTTTAATTATTTTTGCTGATAACCAAGTTGTTTCTGGCAGCGGAATTTACGGCATGATTGAATGGATGGAGGATTAAAATGGCGTTAATCGTTGAGGACGGTACTGGACTTGCAAACGCTGAAAGCTATGTATCAGTTGCAGACGCGACAGCCTACCATGCAAATATTGGCAACACAGCGTGGGCGGCAATTACAAGCGATGCAACAAAAGAGCAATTATTGCGCAAAGCCACAGATTACATGGTGGCTCAATATCGTTTGCAATATGCGGGTTATCGTAGATATTCAACCCAATCGCTTGATTGGCCGCGCTTATACGTTCCATTAATTGATTCATTATCGGCTAACGTATTTCCTCAATATGTCGATTTTGACATTGTGCCAACTACTGTAAAAAATGCGTGTGCTGAATTAGCATTGAAATCTTACACAGCAATTTTAATGCAGGATTTAACACAAGGCGTGATTCGTGAAAAAGTAGACGTTATCGAGGTGGAATATGATAAATATTCACCACAGCAAACACGCTATGCTCAAATTGACGCCATGTTATCCGTGTTTTTTAAACAACAAGGCAATGATATGTCTAGATCGCTGGTAAGAACATGACACTTGACGCTCGCGCTCGCTCTACAGCAGATAAATTGCTTGATAAGTTTGGCAAATCAATCACGCTAACGTCTATTGTTGAGGGAACTTATGACCCAACAACGGGTGAGTTATCGGGCGGAACAACAACATCAACCAATCACACTGCCGTTATCAAAGATTATAACGGGATTGATTTTATTAGCGGTGTAGTGCAAGCGGGCGACAGAAAGGTAATGATTGCGGCATTAGGTGCACCAACTCCACAGCCAGCCGATAAAGTAACCGTTGATAGTGAAGTTTATCAAGTGGTGGCGGTTCGTCATATATGGTCGGGTGAATTACCCGCGCTTTATGAAATGCAGGTGAGAAAATGACAGGTTCAATGTCGCAAATTGTGGCGCGTGTTAACGGTCGCATTGACGACAAAATACGCGCGGCAACCAGTGAAGTATTTTCAAACATTATCCAAATGACACCAGTTGATACTGGACGCGCTCGCGGAAATTGGCAATGCACAATAGGTGCGCCTTTTACGGGAGAAGATGACACAGGCAATGTTTTAAAGATGCAAAACACATTGCCAAGACGAGCAGGAAGTATTGTTTATCTGACAAACAACGTGCCATATATTCAAAAATTAGAATATGACGCGCACAGCAGGCAAGCACCAAACGGCATGGTTCGCATATCTGTTGCATTATTTGAAGGAGCTTTAAATGGCACTAGTTGAGATCCGTACCGCATTAGAAACAAAACTCAATGCGCTAACGCCTACGATTGCGACAGCGTGGGAAAACGTACCTTTTACGCCAGTCGTTGGCACAGCATATCAGCAAGTTAATTTAATGATTGCAGATACGCTTAATCCAACATTAGGCGGCAATCATTATCGCGTAAAAGGATTTATGCAGGTAATGTTATGTTATCAAGCTAACGTAGGCGCAAAAACAGCAGCAACCCGCGTTGATTTACTGGTTAATCATTTTAAACGCGGTACAAGTTTAACAAACGGCAGTGTAACTGTTATTATTGACAAGACACCATCAATTGCACCGGCATTGATTGACGGGGTGCTTTATAAAATTCCGGTATCAATTTATTTTTCAGCAGATATTTATCCAACATAAAGAGGTTACAAAATGACAATTGCACAAGGCATTAGCAAAAAGATTATCTACAAAAAACAATCTGGTTTAGGTTCTCCAGCAACAGGAAGTGGCGGTCAAGATTTACGCAGAACGTCTGCAACATTAAATTTGGCTAAAGAAACTTATCAATCAAATGAAATTCGACCAGATCAACAAGTTGCCGATATGCGTCACGGCACAAAACAAATCAGCGGCACAATTAGCGGTGAATTATCGTCTAAAACCTATCAAGAATTTTTTGCAGCGGTTTTGCGTAAAGATTTTGCTGCTACGTTTACAGCAATAACAGGTTTGTCATTAACGATTGCCACAAGCGGCTCAAATTACACCATCACACGCGGCACAGGTGATTTTTTAACTGGTGGCGTAAAAGTAGGTCAAGTCGTTAACATTACCGCAGGCAGTGTTAATGCCGCAAACTTAAACAACCGTGTTGTGGTGTTATCATTAACAACAACAGCATTAACCGTTAAACCATTAGGCGCAACTGCTTTAGTGGCGGAAGGTCCGATTGCCTCATGCACTTTATCAGACGCGGGTAAATCGTCTTATGTACCATCATCAAGTCACACTAATGATTATTTTAGTGTCGAGGCTTGGTATAGTGATTTAGCGCAATCTGAATTATTTACCGATATTAAACCAACAAACGCTCAGGTTAAAATTCCATCTAACGGCATGGCGACTGTTGATTTTCCTTTGATTGGTTTAAATTTAACCACTAATACAACTCAGCAAATTACATCAACTACAGCAACTACCACAACAGGTATTGATAGTGGTGCAAATGGTGTATTAATTGTTAACGGCACACCTTATGCAACTATTACATCAATTGATTTTGACGTTAATGGTAATGTTGCGGCTGCCGATGGCGTAGTGGGTAGCACACTGCGTCCTGACGTATTTAGCGGAACAGTTGCAGTTACTGGAACAATCACTGCGCATTTTGACAGCGTCACATTGCGTGATTTATTTATCAATGAATCTGAAGCAACTATTGTTGTGGCGTTAGCAGCTACTGCTGCAAAAAACACAGATTTTGTTTCTTTCACATTGCCACGCGTTAAATTTAGCGGTGCAGACATTGATGATGTTCAAACAGGTTTAAAACGTACATTGCCTTTCACTGCAATTAAAAATGAAGTGTCTGGAACAGGTCTTGAAGTAACCACTATTGTTATTCAAGATTCGCAGGCTGCGTAGTGTAAATCCTGTCGGTTATGCTACAATGGAAACCGTCACATTCATTTCGAGTGTGGCGGTTTTTTTAATTTAACGACAGGTGAATACTATGACAAAAGCAACAGAAACAAAACTATTAACATTAGATGATCTTGACTTAACCACTGCAAGTGACACTCCTTTTGATTTAGAATTACTTAACACAAAAGGCGTTAAAACAGGTATTATTTTGCAGGTTTTGGGCAGTGAAAGCGAGATAGTACAAGACTGGACAAACAGACAAGCAAATCGAATTAGAGTACAAGCCACACAAAAAAGCGTAACAGGTAAAGATAAAGTGCGCACTGCTGAAGAAGACGATGAATATATTATCGAAAGCTCGGCTGTTCGTGTAGTTGGAATTAGTGGCGCGGGTTTTGAATATAGCAAAGAAAACGTTAAGCGATTAGTTGCGCGCAATGTTCACGTCAGAAACCAAGTGCTTCAAGCGTCAAATGAATTGGGAAACTACAGCAAAGACTGATTCGTGATCTTGTTGATTATGCAGTGCGCGAATTTGAGCTAACAACAAAAGATGCAAACGGGAATAGCTTAAAAGATGAAGCCGAAAGCCTTTTAAGGCAACGCGGCTATATACCACCAGAATATGAATCATTGCCGCTTCCGCATTTAGTGGGGCATATCTGGGGATGGTTTATTGAGCTAACACGCACACGCGGGAGCAGTGGATTTGGTGCTAATGCAATTAGTTACACCGAAATTGATTCATGGGCTAGGCTTACAAGGCGAAAACCAACAGCATTAGAGATTTATGCGTTAACACAACTAGACGCTGCATATTTAGCAGAGCAATCTAAACAGTCACAAAGTAAAGGCAAAAAATAATGGCAACCGAAGAACATAGCATTCGCGTTAGTGTTGATTCTACAGACGTTACTCGTGCAGAGCGTAGTTTAAACAGTTTAACAAGCGCAACAACACAAACAGAACGCGCTTTAAATAGCACATCAAGTGCGGCACGTTCTTCGGCTGCTGCATTGACTAACGCTGGAAGTTCAGCGTCAGCATCTACACAGTCAATGCTTTCGTTGGCTAATGCAGCAAAAATAGCAGCAACATCACTTGCAGCCATATCATTGAAGTCAGCAGTTTCTGAAATTGCAACTTTTGAAACTAGATTATTACAATTAACAGCATTAACAGGCGCAAGCGCAGCGCAAATGAAAGAAATGGAAAAGCAAGCGCGTGAGCTTGGCGCAACCACAGCTTTTTCAGCACAACAAGCGGCACAAGCGCAAGGTGTTTTAGCGTCAGCAGGTTTGAAAACAAATGAGATATTGACGGCAACGCCTAAGGTTTTACAACTAGCGGCTGCCGGTAGTTTAGATTTAGCTAAAGCTGCTGAAATATCAACTGGAACAATGAAAGCGTTAGGATTGCAACTTGGCGATCTTGGACGTATTAATGACGTTTTTGCAAAAACAGCAGCAGATTCCAGCACAAACGTTGAACAAATTGGCGACGCAATGAAAAACATTGCGCCAGTAGCGAAAACTTTTGGAATTAATCTTGAAACATTGACAGCATCGCTGGGGATTTTGGCAGATAATCAGATTAAAGGAAGTGAAGCGGGTAACAACTTAAAAACAATGCTTGTTGCATTGAGTAATGACACAAAAGATAACGTAGAAATATTAAAAAAACATGGTGTAACTTATAAGCAATTAAATGTTGAAGTTTATGGTTTAGCAAAAGTAATGAAAACTTTGCAAGACGCACATTTAACAGGCGCAGAATCATTAAAAATATTTGGGAGCGATGCAGCAGCGGCAGGAAATATTTTAGCTGCAAACTCTACAAAAATAGATGAATATGCAAAAAAATTAGAAAATGCAGACGGTTCAGCTAAAAAAATAACTGATACATTAAATCAAGGTTTAGCAAAAGCGTTTGACGCGTTAAAAGGCACACTTAGTGAAGCAGCATTGCAATTAGGCGATTCTGGCTTAAAAGGCGCATTGACCGATGTGATACAACAAGCAACAGGCGTTATTGCCATTTACGAAGGGATGGGCGATAAATTTGCAGAATCAAATAACTACACAAAAGAACACTACGATAATTTAAAAAGCGTAGCAGACGAATTAAAAATTGTTGCAGGTGCTGCTGGCGGTATTGCAGCATTAACTGGCGTAATATGGGCTGCTAACGCGGCTATGTTAGCTTTTAATGTTGCAACCCGTGCTAATCCTTTAATTATGGGCGCAACAGTTGTAGCGGCAGCCACAGGAGCGGCATTTGCAAAGATTGCAGACAATCAAAGCACCATTGATAAACAAATTGAAACAGCAGAAAAACGCATTGCTGCAATGGAAAAATATGGCGTGCCTAATTTAATTGGTACCGCTATTGGCTTTGATACTGAAAAAGAACGCACAAAATTAACTGCGTTAAAACAATTTAAAGAAGAACAACTTGCGGCAACAAAAGCAACTATTGATGCAACGGCAAAAACTCAAGAACATGCTAAATCGGAAAAAATTAATGTAGCAACATTAGAAGAAAAAAGCGATAAAACTAAAAAATTAACAGAAGAACAAAAAAAAGCTAATAAAGAACAATCAGAATATCAACGCCTAATTGAATCTACGCCTTATGGCGAATATAACGCAACTATTGATAAGTTAACCGAAGGTTTAAAACGTGGCGGTGAAGCATTTAGAGCAACTTATTCAACAGGTATTGATGAAGCTAATAAAAAATTATTAGATTCTACGCAATATATAAAAGATCACACTACTGCGCTTAAAGAACAACAGCAAGCACTAGAAAGAACAGCTCGCGGAAAGTTTGAAAAAGGCTATAGTGAATTAATGACGCAAAAACCTTATATGTCCGATACTGAATACTCAGCAGGGCAGGATAAGCTAAACGCTGATTATTTAACTCAGCAGCAGGGTGTTGATTTTAAAACGCCAGCAGAACAAGGAAAAGAGGCTTTAAAAGCATTTAACGATGAAATGGATAATACATCAAAGGCGTTTGATAAATTAGGCAACAGCGGCTCAATGGCGTTTGATGGAATACTTGGCGGCATTAGCGCGGTAGCAGGTGCGGCTTCATCATTTGCTACTGAAATAATAAAAATCAGCGACAAACAACAGGCATCACAAGAAAAATATGACGCAGTAATTAAATCAGTAGGTGTAACAGAATCAGAAAAAGCAGATGCCACAAAGAAATTTGCAGCAGATAAAATAAAATTAGATGCTCAGGCATTTTCGGCAGAAATAAGCGGAGCGCGTCAAATTGCGGGAGCTACTGCAAAATTGTTTGGCGAAAAATCAGCCGCACGCAAAGCATTTCACGCAATTGAAATGGGTATGTCGGTTATTGAAATGGCAATGGCAGCAAAGAAAATGATTGTTGATGTTGCCGCTGGGGCGGCTCGTATGTTTGCGCAAGGTGGGTTTGCTGGGTTTGCTGGTGTTGCGGCAATGGCGGCTATTATGGGCGGACTTGGTTTTGCTATGGCCGGTGGTGGCGATAAAGTCACAGATTTAACAACACCTGAAACATCAACCACTGGGAGCGTGTTAGGCTCAGACGGTGCCTCAGCATCAATCAAAAACATTGTTGACACACTTAATTCAATTCATGCAAGTGAATATGTTGAGCTGCAAGGAATCAATAGTAACTTTCAAAATTTAACTAAATTAACAACAACATCATTAGCGTTAGCACTTAGAGATAGGGGCTCTTTTAATTATTCAGCAGATCAATTTAAAGGTTCAGGCGTATCTGCAATGGCAATGGTTACTGGGTATTTGGTCGCGGGTGTTGTTGGGATTTTAGGGGCAGTTTTACTAGGAGTTGGCAAAGTTAAATTTGAAGCAGTAGGCGGTGGTATTGTCAGCAAAGCTCAAAAGCTAATGCTTGATGGGATGGAAAAGCAAATTGAAGTCATGGACTATACAAAAATAAAGAAAACCGTCACCGGTTGGTTTAGCAATGATGTCACTTACTTTGACGTGATAACAGGGGCTAATAGCCAGTTAACTAAATTATTTCAACAGGTTTTTAGTAATGTAGGCACAACATTATTGCAAGCTGCTACAGATTCATTCAAAGATACGTCGCTTTTAAATACTGATTTAACACTACCGCGAATTAAATTATCTTTAAAATCTGGCGAAAAAAACAACGCAGAAAATCAAAAGAAAATTGAGGATGCAATCAACAAAGCAAGTGACGACATTGCAAGTCAAGCGTTTGGGCGTTACTTATCCGCATTCCAGCAAATGGGCGAGGGATTGTACGAAACTACAATTAGACTTTCAGCGCAAGCTGCTGTGGCTAGTGGCGGAATGGAAAAGTTGGGCATGAAAACTAATTTGACAGGCTTAGGGCTGATTACGTTCTCTGATTCATTGACTCGTGCATTTGGTGGGTTAAAAGAATTTAAGGCAGGCATTGACAGCTTATATGAAGCATTTACAAGTGACCCGCAAAAATTAATTGATTCTAAAAAACAAGTAGCCGATTTTTTAACAAAATTAAAAGCGCCTGCTAGTGCTAAATTGCCAGCTGAAATAACAAGCACAGCAGATGCTGCTAAAGTTCGCGATTATTTGTTTAAAACACAGACAGGCATAGCGGGTGTAGCTGAAAAGGTCGGGTTAGCGAGTAATGTAAAACCAGATTCAACGACAGCAAAAGGTTTGTTTAATAAATTAGTGGATGATCCTGGCGTAAACAAAGCAACAAAAACAATGCTAAAAAATACAGGCTTTGAAAATATTACAAAAGATATTATTTCTGAAGCGGTAAAATTATCTAAATTCTCAATTAGCGGTGAAGATGGATTAGCAATATCAAAAAGATATGACCCTTTAATAAAATACGCTACAGAAAACGCAAATTTTTTAGCATCTAACCAAAATCTAAAAACAATTAGAGCAAATAAAGAATTAGAGAAAAGCCTAACAGATTTAGACAAAGCAATGCCAACAACAACTGAAGAAGCGGCAAAACTTTCTGAAGAACTAACTGCATTATCAGACAAGGCAGCACTACAAGTTTCAACTTTTGAAGGCTTAACTAAATCAACTTTAAATGTTATTTATTCACAAGAAAAATTAGCCGAAGCAGGAAAATACGTCACTGACTTTTCAAAATCTATATCGGCATGGATTAAGAATGTTCGCGCAACAACAGGTTCGCCTGTGAATCAACTAGGCATGGCTAAAGCT